TCTACATCGGACGTTGTAATCGACGAAGCCAGTTCATTAACTACGTAGACTTGTAATATCCCGTTAAAAGCCGGGACCCCTGTCAAAACACCAGGGAAATCAGAAGACACAACAAAAGTATTGAGTGGATACTCAATATTACAATATGCTTGTGCTTGTGACCATTTAATTTCAACAGTGAAATCTTTAGCCTCTGCCAAATCTAAAATCGCAACATAACGATTATTTAAATTAATATTGAGTTCAGGCGTAATAGACGGTTCGTAAACGACCGCCAACCTACCTCTATGAAAAGCAGAAGCAACTATTTGGAAACGGTACTTCAAAGAACCGCGCCATTTAGTAAATGGAAAAGCAACAAACGACAACGGTGTTTGCATATGTACATTTTGTGATAACGCAACTATCGGTGCAACCATTGGATGCACAGCGATGGAATAAATTCTCCTATCAGCAAATTGTCCACTCGACCAAATAAACGTATCAACTAAAGCTTCTTTCTTGGCTATATATCCAAATGACATTTGATCGTCACATGGTAAGCCAACTGTAGAAGGATCAATAGTTAACTCTTGCTTAGGGTCATAGGACAACTTATTCAAGGTGTCTCCACCACTATAAGTTGCGAAATTACCCGTTGTCATAGGTCTCTGAATTAGTGGGTTATCGATTATTGCCGGTCTCGAAAACCCAAATAAACGTGCTACATCAGCAGTAGCACCAGCAGCTATATGCGTTGCTCGCGCAAATTTCCCAATAATGGGAATTTCTGTAAAATAAGCGGCATAATTGGCAATAGCTGAGGCAGGTCCTGAAACCATGCCATTCCCTTGATACTCGTCCTTGCCCTTGGTTTCGTTTATAACCTTACCGTTTTTCCCTTTCTTCTTCTTTTTGGCACCAGTAACAACCATTTCTGATTGAGCGGTAGCCATAGAAGTAAGGCCAGTAAGTGTAACATCTTCCATCCATGCAAAGACTGTAATAGTCAAAGGATCTGTTGCATTATTGTTGTGCTGTAATGTATTCAACTCCCACATTTCAATACGTCCCATGCGATCAATAGTCTCAATATCATTGAGATCAATATAATTGGTCGCAGCAAAAAATGGCCAGTCAATGTGACTTGGTTGATTAGTAGCGGGATCAATAAAGATATGTGGTCTTTGTGAATAGAAGGTGCGTCCGGCAATGAGCGTTTTAGCTCCTGGTACACCGCTGTTCTCAAAATAATTAGATACTGTTACAGCTGTTGATAAATCTAGAGTAGAAGTATTATTGTCATACCTTGTTGGTCGGCAACCAACAAAAACTCTACCGTAATGATACGGAGAACCGTTTATAAGAAACTTCAATTTTAAAGTTCCATGCAACAATTTAAACGTTTCAAGTTTATTCAACACTCGTGGGTCACCCAAAAATAAGGCCCAAGGGTTAAACACATCAACAAAAGGAGTAGGCGAATTAACAGCCCACTCACGCCGAAATACCTCTATGGGTCTAGATAAAAAAGTTGCCAGATTTGCATTAGCCTGAGCACCTTGATCAAAAGTTTGGTCAGTGGTCATATTACCCACAACCAAATCAATTTGCTCTTCAGCATCTGCGAACTGGACATTCTGTTCGACCTCATTAGAAGTGTCAGTAGCTCCCACATTATCAACAGCCTCGGACTGAGCCGTAGCTATCGGAACGGGAGCTCTAAAAGCACTGGACGTAGGGTCCAGATTATAAATAAAACAAATGAGCTCATCTGGCACAATAGATTCGTCATCCATAATGGCATCAACTAACCATTGACGTTCACATGGAGTGAATCTAGAATACCTCAGAGCATTAATTGGTGACACGTTTATGGTACGTGTAAAACCATCTATTTTAAAATGTATTTTTACCATAATAATATAAAATTTAAGTGCAGTGCACTATATCAAAATTGCGCAGTCATTAACTGCCATAGTTTATACGTCTTTTTCGGACTAAGTTCTTTTAAAGTCGTTCCTGACTATGCTTGTGTGACTGAAATGTTTTCCTTGTTACATTCGGCACTCTCACAATTACTGCCATACTGGCAATGACAACGTGTGCATGTAAGCTCGCGGTACAAAGTACCATATCGTGCAATACAAAAACAATTTGTAAATAACACACAACTATCATAAATGTCGGCTCCATCACGATGCTCAGGCTCCTCTGACTCATCGACTAGTCTATCGCCACTGAAACGCTCACTCCATTGGACGTAATCTTCATATGAATCATCGTCATCATTAATTGCATTTAATGCACTTTGGAAAGCTTCATCAGTAATAAAAAACTCAGACATATCTGAATCAGAATCAGAATCTTCATGAATTTCTGGAGCTGACTGGGCACGTAAAATGTGATCTGATACCATCTCAGACTGAGCTATCGCAGTAAACGAATGAGAACGAATCTCTTTCAGCAATAACTTATGCTGGACGCAAAAAGTACTCCATTCAGGTGTCAATCGTGGATCTAACGAATAAACATCAGGGCCAGTCACCCATGTAAAAAATTGAAGGTCAATGTGTTTTATAAAATGACTCTTAAAATCAGGGTGAATATCTTGACTCCGTTGGATTCTAACTTTATTATCTAATGCGTCTTGGCAAACACGTCTAAAACGTGCACCGTACACTGGATCTGCTCGAACTATAGCACAGCGATAAGCCATAACAAACGGCTTAGTCCAGTCAAAATTGATGGATTTCAAAAAACCTAATACTAGAATAATAACCATAAACAAAAAACGGAAAATAAACGGAACTGTGGTTTGCTCACGAATTGGTATATCAATCATTTCTGATTGTGCAACCGCTTCATCACCATAGCACATAAACTTCAGTTCATCATAAGTAGGCAAATTATCTCTATTTAGATAACCCCACAAATTGCGTTGATCTAGTAATTTGGTCAAAAATGCACGTCTTTTATTAAACGTGCGTCGTCCGTATTGAAAATACTCACGACAAGCGCTATCAATAATCTCAGCACACTGTTCATCAAGTGAAATAGTGCGTGATCTCGTACAAACAGTCAACATTTTCTTAATTGACTTTTCTTCTAATGGCGCTCGCATGAATTTATCTTCACGACGAACAAAATATCTTTTCAAAAAACTAGCTTCCATAATGTTAATAAACGGAACAGACTCAGATTCTTTGTCTGCCATGGTATAAACTACACGATAACACGCTAAAGCTCGACTAATCGACACGTGATTAAACGCATCTATACTAGACGAAGCAATATTGTCATCACCATAGGTTAGTAACGAAAAGAAATCAAAAAAGTTGTCAAAATTGACATCCAAACCTTCTTCGCGAGCAATATGATTGCAAGCGAGCATCATATATAAACAATTAACAATTGAATTAATAATGGTGGTTAATGAATGTCCGGATGGATTGGTGCCATAAAATTCCACAACAGTACCAAAAACATTTGAAATAGGATAAGCAACTTCTGTAGCAACAGCAGTCATAAATTTGCGATCTTCTTCTGAAAATCCTAAATGTTTTGCTAAACCTATTAAAACTTCAAATGCAGCCATAACAACGGCTGGTTCCATCCTTTTATCAAAACTGGAATAATCACCTGCGATGATGCGATCAACACCATATTTCACAATGTGATTATACAAAATTGTCCAATCCTTTCCGCAAGCATTGGCTCCAATGGCACATCCAAACTTATGTCTGTAACGACCACTGAAAAGAGGAATACACCACAAAAATGCTTGTCTCTCTAAAATAGAGAAAAACAATGATGCTGAATTAAAAATTCTACACTTGTTGGCGTCAACTTTCTCCTGCGTAATGGGTTCGTCTTTAAACGTAAAATCCCAAATTGCTGAAATGCGTTCGCCCTTAGCTACGCGCTCGTAAGCACGAGTCAATTCCTCAGCAATGTCGTCTACTAGATCATAATTAACCATGTTTTCTTCACTAGATGCACCTAAAATGAAATACTTCTTTTTAGGGCCCTTATGAGCAAAACCACCTGAAGTCTTAACAGGCAAACGGTTAATATAAGGTGCTCCATCCAAGCCGTTAATAGCGGCATTAACTGAATGAAGTTGCGGATTCACCTTAATTTTATTCTCATCGACAACATTAATATATATTTTTAGTAAAGACTTCGTCATACTTTGAATATCTGACGGTGCAAATGTACTCTTAGAACACATCTTATTCACTGTTTGTAATGTACACAACCGGCTATTAACCTTTTTCGGTGAGAAATATTCTACGTCATCCATACAAAAGTAATTCAAAACTTCTTTACAATAAATAGTACGTCCAACGCTCGTTTTGAGCTTAGGACGAAAAATGTCCAAATTCCCATAAAATTTTAAACTTGATCCTTTTTCAAGTTTTCGAGTGGGGCACTTAGGATGTGTTGATTGCGCTAAAGCCAAATTTTGGTCTGTTCTATAAACAGTGTTTAAATCCAAACCATTATACGAATTGGGCACTAAACTATTTACATCACAATCAACAATCTCTTTCGATAATGGACAGCAATAAACCTCAAAACCGCGGAAACCTTTCCTTAAGGCAACATGGAATCCTCCAATAAAACAACCATTCATGGTCTTCAAAATATAAGGGGCTCCACATAACCCTAAAAAGGTCTCCCGCCTTGCGTAGGCTCTATAGCCCACGAAATCAAAAATAGTATCAGTCGTGATATGTTTATAATTAACTAAACCACGCTGAAAAGCATCAATATCAAAATGTACAATATTACCTTCTAAACTACGACCCACGATCTTACCTTGGGTCTTTCCAGTAAAATTGTCTTTTTTCAAAAGAAATTTACGTATATCTCTGAAAACACCAAATGAAGGCGACTGAACTATAATACAGTCAGTTTCTACCTTAGTAAATGTAAAACTAGACTTATCTAATTTAATACATCTAATAGAAGCGCCACTAGGATGGCTCTTATCATGACGATAGGCCGTAATGTTGCACTCAAAATTGTGCATCTCCATTTGTTGGTAAGCGTGCTTTGGTATAATAGCGACATTACCATAAAGTCCAAAAGCATTTACATAAAAATGTTTGCCATTTGCCTGAACCTTTAACATCATGATGTTCCGTTCGCAGACTTTTGTCAACTGATCGAAAGTTGTGGTAGAGGGTTCGCCTGATAAAACAGTCATATCCTCATATTGAACTTTCCAATAATCATCTTCATCGTCCCCTTGAACTTCATCATCATCGTCCTGCGTAGCTTGTGCCTCTGCAGGTGTCGAAAATGAACTAAACATCAAATATGAAGTAACTAAAGCAGTCAAAGTGGCAATCAAAATTGTTAAACCAAATTCAGCATATATAACACGCCGTCTGTTGGTTAAAATCACCTGCAAAACATCTTTATTAGAAATGGCTTCCACTTCGTTAACGAAATAGTCGCCAAATCGAATACGTTGCCGCGACAAAAAACTCGTTTCATTGAGTATATCGTGATCAGAAGTAGTAGAATTAAACGAATTTAAACCTCGCATTGCGAGTAGTATATTAATTCCGTCCGAATTAAACCTCTTCCAACCGCTGTAAAATATCCAAAGTAAATACATACTCAAAAGACTATTACACCGAGTGAAATAATCAAACCACGACTCGGGACCTAAAAAATAGGTCACATCCGAATCAAAATCTGACTCCTCAGCTGTATGGTCAAAATCATTATCTGATTCAAAATCTGCCTGTGCCTTAGGGCACGAACAAATTAACTTTGTTAACTTACAACCAGAACATGATTCCGATTCTAAAAAATACTTTCCAGCAGCTTTTGCACGATCTTGTTGTTCGTAACGAGGTATCAAAATTTCATCCCTCAAAAATGGTCCGACTTCAAAAATGGACATCCAAGGGACGTTATTGTCAGACTGCCAATCCGTACCGTTCCAAAATACTTCCGAATCGACACCGTTTAAATTTTTGTAACGTTTAAACATAAATTCGTGCATGTCAAAATTATTGGGGTCATTCAGGTCTCCCTTGAGACGGGTTTCCCCTTCTACTTGGAATTCCTCTTTGACACGACAAAATACAAAAAGAAAACGTCTGTAAATACCACCACCTTTAGGAAAGACGGTGCTAAATTTACAATCTGCAAAATTTGAGGTAATGACTACCTCACTACAATAAAAATAAATTTTACCTTTATTTTCTAAATCAGCTTGTTCAGTGACTAAAGTATTGTCATTAATAAAATCAATTAAATATGACATAGCTCCTCCTTGTTGAGCTAGAATTATTTCGTCTCTAAACTGACCAACGTCATCAATGACAATTGATCTATCTGATGAAGAAAATTCAGACATATATTTATCTCTTCCATTGTGATGATAAACACGGGAAGGATCATATCCCGAAGGGTCACGTCCTAATTCTTTGTCTATATCACACTTCATCTTCAAAAATTTATCTACAATTTGAGTTTTACCAATACCAGGTGCACCTATTATGGCTAAAGCCAAGGGTGCATCTCGAGTACGATTTAACTCTAATTTAAGCATAACTTTGAGTTTCGCACGTTCTAAAACGCCTAATTCAACTTTAAGTTGTGCTTTCAAAACTTTATCTTGAGTTGACGCAGTAATAGCTTTATTGGTAACAATAAGCTTATCTATATTTGTCATATAACTCTTCGTAGTAAATCTTTGACTGGATTTAACTCCTGTCTCGACATCTACATAATAAAAATTGCAGACTAAATCTAACTTATCGGCATAAAAAGAATGCCACTTATAATGCTCGTGATATAATAAAATCATATCATCATCATATGCTAATCTATCAATCGACCCATATTTCACACAGTCTAAGAGTCGATCAAAGATGTATAAAAAACAATCTAAAGTTTTAATAGCAAACGGTAATGAATGTTGATGTTCACGATCTCGTCTCATCTTCAATATTGCTCCTTTATGGTATCCAAAATATTCTACTCCTATATTATGCTTTAAAGCAAAAGGAAGCGTTAGAACTGCTCCTAAGAAAGTAGATAATTTGTTTGCAAATTCTGAAGACAACTTATCTGTTACTTTGAACATATTGTTTCTAACTTGTTTAATAAATCCTTGGGCTTTATCAATGCTCTTGACAAAAAACTCTGTCTGAGCCATACCTAGGATACTATCTCCAAATAATTGTATAAAAATAAGAATGCAGTACTTACCTGCTGATTTAAACATTTCCAAAGGAGTAGTTTTCATCAACATTGATAAAGTAACTATGACCTGATTCATAAATTCAACAACACTAGTACAGTTTCTTACTGAAGTACAGAAATTATAAGCAAAGACGGCGAAATCGCCAACTTTTACATTAATGTTAAAAGAATCTAATACTAAGCTAGAAGAAATGACACTATTGTCAATCATACGTTCAAATTCATGCATAAAACCTAACTGCATGCCACCTTTAATAAAATCGTCAGGGACATAAGAGGAAATTTTCCTCACAGCAGGATGATTTCTGTTCCGAAGAACAGCAGCTACAATGGATTTCATTTTTGTTAAACAGTTTCTGGGTGGCCGTCGAAAGTAGGGAAAAAGAGATTAACCTATTCTGGGTTTCTCCTAATATTTCCTTTCAACGCGGTCCTTGGATAAAACAATCTAATGTGCTGTTAAGCTTGAATGAAATCAAAAACAAAGGAGGCCTGTTAAACCTCCCTACTTGAAATAGTATAATAATTTACTCTAATTATTATAGGTTGTGATTACACATCAGATCTAAAATCCGCCGGGATAATCCGATACTTATGCTAACGTGTTTGTACCGTCAAGTACAATAGCTTCCACGCTCGAGCTCTTCACTCGAGTAATTGGTTGTCATACTGTATAAAACAGAAAT